GGTCCGACGGGCCGGGCCGGAAGCGCCACCCGCCCGCCGCCGAGACGGAGTGCGGACCGGCGTCGGCGTAGATGGCCGGGTCGCCGAGCGGGACGGAGCAGGCCGGCGCGGACGGCATGAGCGCCTGGCACGACGCCGACAGGGTCGCCGGGATGCCGAGCAGCGGGATCCCGCTCGGCGCGATCCGCGAGCAGGTCTGGGCGTCGCTGTACACCCCCGCGCCGAGGCTCCAGACCTGGACTCCATCGCGGTACAGGCGCATGGCCGACCACGACAGCCGCCACAGCGGCGCCGCCTCCGGCCCGGTCAGGTGCAGCGCGAGGGAGTCGATCTCGAGGAGCGCCTCGACCGATCCGTTGCCGGCGGACCCATACAGCGCGCCGGTGTCGACGCTCAGCGCCGGGATCTCCAGCCGGATGTAGCGCGGCTGGACTCCCTTGCGGCCCGCCGTCAGCCGGATGCCCGTCTGCACCGTGGCGAGGTCCGGCGCCCACGAAGTCTCGACGGTCGCGCCGGCGCCGTCGGCCGGGGTGACCACCCCGCCGAGGCTGACGACCGCCGAGACGCGGAGCTGGTACCGGTCGCAGCGCCAGATCCTGCCGGCCTGCATCGCTCCGACCCGTGCGCCGAGGGCCTGGCACGGTCAACCGCCGGACAAGGTAGAACGCGGCCGTGATCCGCCGCTTCTGGCCTTTCTGGCTGGCGGCCCTGCTGGCCGGCTTTCTCGCCGGCTGGCTGTCGCCCCGCTAGCGGACGACCAGCTCCACGTCCGCCAGATCTACCGTCTCTCCGCCCGGCAGCCCGGCGGAAACCCTCAGCGGTCGCCGGCCCACGGTAAGGCCCGAGGTGAAGGAAGCCGTCATCTGGCACCGCACCGTCTGAGCTCCCGTCGGGCTGGCGAGCACGACCTCCATCGGATGGACGAGCGTCCGCGCGGCGTCGCGCTCGACCAGCCTCACGCTCGCGCCGCTTAGGTCGGGCCAGTCTTCGCTGCTCAGCGCGAGGCTGCGGCCGCTCGACGCCGTGTAGTCGTAGCCCCGCGCGACGCTCAGCACGGTGCCCACCACCAGCGCCGGCGAGTGCTCGATCGGCGACGCCTGCAGCGTCTGCACGATGGCCCCGGTGTCTTCGATCGTCTGCACCAAAGACGGGTCCAAACCGCCGGAGCCCGCCGCCTGCAGGGCCACGCCCGTAGACCCGGCCGTCTGGTGCGGCGCCAGAGCCTCGTCCCACACCGCGTCCGCGACCGCCCCCGCGCTCGGCGGGGCCGTGTAGGCCGAAGACGCCAGTCGGCTGGACACGGTCGCGTCGAGGTTGTCGAGGTTGGTGGCCCGCTGGCTGGTAAGCCGGGACAGCAGCGTCGTGACGCCGGAAGAGTCCGCGTAGCTCGTGAGCGTCCGGGTCGCAGCCGACCAGACGTCCGAGGCCAGCGTCCCGAAGCTGGTGAGCGTGCGCGCGCCTGCCGACCACACCGCCGACGCAATGTCGCTCACCAGCGTGCCGAACGACGTCAGCGTCCTAGAGGCATAGCCCCAGACGTCGGCGGCAGTGAGCGTGCTCCGGCTGGAAACGGTCGCGTCCAGCCTCGAAAGCCCGAAACCGAGGGCGTCCTGCGGATTGGCTTGGGTCGTGAGGATCGTGAGGCACACGCTCACCGCGCCAGTCGCCGACAGGATCGCATGGACCTGCGAGCCGTTCGTCTCGGCCTGCGTCGGCTCGTACCTGTAGACCCCGCCGGACACGTGCGCGAGCGTGCCTGCACCGGAGGCGAACGCGCCCGAATCCAGCGCGATCTGGATGCCCGCTCCAGTCGTCACAGGGTCGCCAGCGGTCTGCGTCAACAGCGGGCCGATGAGGAACGACTGCCCACTCACGTTGCGACGGATCATCTCAAAATCCCCCCACCAAGAACCTTCGGCCTGCGGACCTGCCACGGCCTGAACCCAGACCCCATGACGAACACCCTGCCAGACCGCTCGCTGACGAACATCGCGTACGGCTCGTCGTGCAGCCATGCGACCTCGGACGCTGTCAACGCCCGCGCATGGAGGTGCAGAAGCTCCACAACGCCGTTGCCGAACGTGGAGTATGGGTCTTGCGCGTCTCGTCCGATTCGGCTTTCGATGTTCGCGTTGGTGAACGCGGTCGTTCCGCCGTACGTTCCGGATTTGACGAACCGTCCGTCTTCCCAACAGGACCATGAACCCGGAACGTTCATTGCGAACGTCACGGTGGCAGGACCGAGCACGGCTTTCTGGGCGTTCCCGGCCGTCATGTCGTTCAAGAGGGTCCCCGCATCGTCCCGATAGATGCAATCGTACGCGTTCGCAAGCGAGCTTCTGCTGGCGTTCAGCTTCACAAGATCGTTTCCGCTGGGCGCGCGCTCCGCGTACAGGGCCGCGCCATTGATCCCCAAATAGACTGTGTCGTATCTATAGAACCGCGCGGTGACGGACCATTGGGGACGCCCGCCGAGGATCGGGCCGTTTCGCAAGAGCGCGTGCGTGTTGGCTCCGTCCAGAGCGACTCCGTGCGCCGTTCCACGACTTGTCTGCGCGGCCACGTCCGTTCGGGACCTCACGACCCCTTCGGCGACCACCACCAGCAGATCCTGCGCCAAGGGATGGCTCCAATCCACCGTCGCGTCCGGCGGCGGAATGTTGGCTCCATAACGGATGGTCCGGCCCATGTCAGACGACCTCCGTCCGCACGCCCCTCCACGTGATCGCCGATCCGGATGCGGCGAGAGCGACCCCGCTGTGGTTGACCACGATCACGCGCCAGACCGTCGGCATCGTCCCGCCGAACGCGGACGCCACGCTGGCGACGCTGATGCGCACCGTCGCGCCGCTCACGCGGAACGGCACCCGCCCGATCAGTCGGAACGGCACTGGCCCGGTGGTCACGTCCGGCTGCCCGCTCACCGTGCCCTCCGAGCCCAGCGAGGCCGGATCGTTGCGCCCGTCCACGTACACGAACGCGGCCTGCGAGTTCGCCGGGGCGCCAACCGAGAACGCCAGCGTCACCTCCACCAGAGCGTCGTCCCAACGGTCGGTTGCGTTGCTGATCTCCGCCGATCTCCAATACGTCGTCGGCGAGTTCGCCAGCGACTGCAGGTTGGTCGTCGTCAGCGTCTGGATGCCGCCGTAGGTCGTGTAAGTGCTAGCCATGTCTAGTCACCCAAGCGTTGTAGAGGTCCACGGGTTCGACCGTCCGTCCGGCGATCAGCTCCGCCTTGGTGCAGGAATGGTCGCCCAGCGAGCGGATCGCCGCCTTCTGTTCGCCCGTCAGCAGCCCGGCGGCCTGCAGTTGGTCCAGCATCGCCGCCACGGCAGGGTTATCCAAGTTGATGGCCTTGAGCAGGCTCCCCTCCACGACGTACACCACGGCGTCCGCCAGCTGGTGCAGCGGGTGGGCGGGATCGCGGGCGATGGCACGCAGAGCGAACCAGAGCGTCGTCTGCCCGGCGGGAATCTGCATCAGAGCGTTCTGCAGCAAGTCCCGCTCCACGGTGTCCCTGTAGGTTGCAGGAGTGCCGTTCCACTCCCCGGCGATGCCCTCCCAATCGTTCGCCGCGATGCGCCCGGCGTACTCCGGTTTCGCCAGCTCCTCTCTCACAGCCTCCCAGTTCATTCGTCGCCTCCTCCCGATGGCCGGCGCGAGCGCCCACGCCTCGTAGCCGAGGAGCAGGGCGATCGCGGCCAGCCAGACCGTCTGGGCGATCCTCTCCGGCCTCACGCAGACCGTCTGCGACGCCCTGGTCGGCGCGTCAACCTAGCGGGCCGTGGCCCGATACACTGCCGTCGCCCACGACCGGCCGATCCCCCCGTCGGTCGCCGACCCGGCCGTCTGGCCGATCCGCGCCAGATGAACGGTCCGACCGCCGACCGTCAGCAAGACGCCGTGCAGAGCGGCGTCCGCGGCTTCGATCAACGCCAGGCACGGCGCCGGCGACTCGCCGAGGACCCACGCGGTCGCCGACAGCGTGCCCTCGCAGTAGCCGCGCTCCTCGCCGCCCGTCAGCACGTCCTCCGCCGACCCGAGCGACAGGATCAGGACGGGCTCGGACGAGCCCTCGGGCGCCCGCTCCAGCCACGCCTCCAGCCCGACCGACGCGAGCCGCTGCACGGCCGCCGACAGGATCGCGCCCGCCTCCGTCACTCCCGGACCTCCCTGGCGATCTCCGCCTCGATGTACGCCCGTCCGTTGCGCCGAGCCCACTCGGCCGCGTCGGTCATCATCAGGTAGCCTGGCCTCAGAGCGTATGATCCCGGGTTGTAGTGCGGCGTCTCGCCGGGCGCGACCGCCTCGCGAAACTCCGCGAACCCCGGCTTGCGGGCGAACATCGCGCCGTACTCGACGAAGATCCCGTACTCGACCCCGCAGGCGACCCACGCCTCCATCGGCCGCGCCTCCGCGGGCGCGTTCTCGGCCTGCCGCACCCCCGGCCGCCTGGCCCGCGCCTCGGCCAAGGCTTTGGCCATCCCGCTGCCCTTGCTCGTGACGGCGTAGATCGAGCTCTTCAGCGCGCCGGTGTCCACGGGCGCGCGATCCTGCGCCCTGCGCTGGGTAGCGAGGGCGAGCCTGCGGATCCCGCGGTCCACCGCCGCCGGAGCCTCGCGGATCAGGCGCTCAAGGCCCGACAGGTCCAGCGAGACGTCCATGTCGAGCCTCACCGCGCCTCGGCCTCCTCGACGACCAGCGCCGACTTCAAAGGCGAGCCGTCGTCCGCCGGCCTCAGGCCCACCACCCTCAGCCTGCGGCCTCCGACCGCCAGCTCGTCGCCCAGCCGCACGTCCGCCCAGCCCGGCAGGTGGACCGTCAGGCCGGCCCAGCCCTGCAGCCGACCAGCGAGCGGGCCATCCATGGCCCCGCGGTCGCACTCCGTGCGGCAGGGCACCGACCGGGCCGCCGTTTCCGTCCTTTCCGCCCACCCGCCGTAGCCGTCCGCCGTCCGCGAGGCGCGCATCACGTCGCACTTTTCGCGGAGGGCGCCGAGCAGCGCCGCGCGGATCGGGTCGCTCCTCCTCACGGCCGCCAGGCCTCCAGATGCTCGCCGCTCGGCCCGATCGACGAGACGGTCGCCGCGCCGGTGGCGGACAGCGAGCGGTGCCGCTCGGCGAGCGACCGGAGCTCCTGCACCGCCTGCTGCTCGGCCTCGTACCCGCCGACCCGGACGCGCCTCGCGAGCCTCGCCCGGTCGGCCGCGATCGCCTCCAGCGCCATCGCCGCCGCCCCGTGCAGGTCGCCGGCGAGCGCCAGGAAAGCCGACAGCTCCTCGTCGTCGAACGCCGCCGACTCGAGGTCCGTGTCGGCAGTCAGCAGGCGGAGCCGGCCGACGTCCGTCGACGGATCGTAGGTCCTCACTTCCGCCTCTCCTTCGGTTCCGCCTTCGCTTCCCGCTCGGGCACAGGCTCGGTCGGCCCGTACGGCGACGCCCACCCGTTGGCGAGCGACTCCTCGAGGTTGGCGATCTCCTCCGCGCGCGCCACGATGCCGACGCTGAACGGCCGGCCGTCGCGGCGCACCGGCCCGCGTTGATCGATCCGGTGCAGCATCTCGGACCCGTGCGCCGGGCCGCCCGCGGGCGTCAACCGAAGGACACGGAGAACAGGATCCGCGGCGACGCGTTCCGCCCGTGCCTGCGCGGCGCCGAGAACCGACAGTCCACCCACGCGCACCCGACCGCCGAGGGCGCCATGTTCCGCCGCTGCGCGAACCCCTGCCCGCGCTCGGGCGGCCCGGACGGGCCCCTCAGCTGGTATCCGGGCGTCGACACCAGCCACCGCTCGCGGATCACGCAGTTGTGCGCGCGGTCGAGCGTCACGCACGGGCTGCGCCGGATCAGGGCGTCGTGCTTGTGGCCGAGCCACACGATGTCCGCGTCCTCGGACCACGCGGCCGTGCGCATGAGCGGGATCGCGTTGCCCGTGACCGGCGCCTCGCCGCCCGCGCCGTGGTGGCAGCGGATCCTCAGCGACGCCGACACCGACCCGACGCTCGCCTGGATTACGACGTAGCCCTCCCAGCCTTGGTACACGCACGGCGAGCCGAGGCGACGCAGCTCGTGGACGAGCAGCATCGCCGGGTCCAAGCCGTAGCGGTGCAGGACGGCGTCCTCGTGGTTGCCGCAGCCCACGACCGCTATCCGGTCCGCGATCGGCGCGAGGATGTCCGCCGCCAGACCGACCGTCCGGCCGATCAGGTCGTCGTCCAGGACCCGGCGGTCCGCCGTGCTCGGCCGGAACCGCTTCAGGTCCTTCGGAGTCAGCAGGTCGAGCACGTCGCCGTTCAGCACGGCGATCCGACCCTCGTCCGCGATGCGGCGCACGTCGCGCCGCAGGGAGGCCTCGTCGCAACCGCTCGATCCGACGTGCAGGTCGGACAGCAACGCCAAGCCGAACCCGTCGCCCAGACGCAGGCCGTCGAGCGCCACCACGCAGCTCGGCGGCGCGCCCGGATCCGACCGGCGCCGCTCCACACGGATCGCCAGCCCCATCTCGCGGGCCCGTGCGCCGGATGCGGCCGGCCGTCAACCCGAACTGCGGCAAAAGAAGAACCCCCGGCCGGAGCCGGGGGCGGACAAAAAGATGGAACTCGCGGACTGGTGCGCCGCACGCGGCCGGCCGTCAACCCCCTGGCGACGGACGCACGGAAAAGCCCCCGGCCGGAGCCGGGGGCGGGGAGGGAGGAGGGTGCTGGCTTACTGGAAGCGCATCGTCGGGGTCGTGTACGTCGTGCTGTTCACGATCTGCCGCACGGCGCCGGCGCCCAGCAGCCGGACGGCGAAGCCGATCCGGCGCCGGAAGTACCGGCCGACGAGCGGGTTGGCCGGGTCGTTGATCTGGGACTCGATCCGCAGGCCGCGGTACTGCGGGTTCAGGTGCTGGCGCCGACCCAGCGGTCTGGCGCCGGCGTCCAGAACCGCGAAGTAGCCGGCCGGAACGAACTCGCTGAACACGCACTGGACGCCCGCCACGAGCGTGCCGGAGAGAGTGCCCTGGTCGACCGCGGACTGGCGAGCCGGCGACTGGATCATGGTCGAGCTCGAGTCCTGGATCTTCAGGACGTCGTCCGCCTGGTAGATCGAGAACAGGCCGATGTACGGACCACGGAAGCCGTGCTCGGCGACGTCCTCGATCGCCGCCGCGATGTGGTCGCGGCTCAGCGTCGTCGCGTTGATGCCGGCGTAGTGGCTGTGCGCCCCGGTGAAAACCTTCTCGCCGTAGGGCGGTACGTCCGTCTCGCCGTTGTAGAACGAGGCGATGTACGGCGTGCCGATCGAGCCGGCCGGGCGCGGCCGGAAGATCGCCGCCATCGCCAGACCCGTCACCCGCTGGGCGTCGCCGGCCATCGCCGCGTTGGCGTCGGCCATCACGTCCTCGGGCAGCGCGTCCTCGATGCCCGTCTTCGTGTAGGCGAGCATCGAGTCGAAGGTTCTCAGCGGGAAGATCAGCTCGCGCTTCGCAACGCCCTGGTAGTCGGGCAGAGCTCCGGAACCCTCCTCCTCGAAGAAGAGCGGAGCCTGCGGCACCCGCGCCTGCTCGCGGAACGTGTCCCACGAGATCGCGTCGACCAGCGGGTTGGGCTGCTGGTTGTAGACGGCCAGACCGTCGACGATGTCCTGCAACAGCTGGGCCTGGTTGGCCACGTGGCCGTTGTCGCCGGTGTAAAGACCCTGCAGAGCCATCTCCGCTCACCTCACAGAAAGGCGACCGTGGTCGAGCCGGAGGCCTGCACCTTCGCCAGGGCGAGCTGCACGTTCACGGCGACCTTGGTCGCGGACAGGGCCCGTGCCACGGGCTGGACGATGTTGCCGACCGCCGACGGCGCCGTCGCCGTGAACGCGCCGGCCGTGCCGCTCACGAAAAGCCGCGCGCCGGGCGTCCAGCTCCAGGACGGATCCTCCAGACGGCCGATCTGGGCGACGCCGATCGTGTCGCCGGCGACGCCGTTCTCGAGGGCGAATCCCACGGCCTCGATCGGCGTGGCGGCGTCGGCGTCGGCGAGCACCAGCTGGCCCGAGGCGTTCAGCCCCACCAGCTGGCCCGCGGAGACCGCCGCGGCGCACACCGCGCGGAACGCGGAGTCGCGGTTGTGATTGCGAACCGAGATAGGCATTCGTTAGCTCCTGTTGGTCGATAGGAAGGGGAAGAGCAAGCGCGCACGCTCGGCCCTCGCCTGGTCAAGCCGCGAGCCGGCCCCGCCCTGCGGGTTGCCGACGGCCTGGGGCGCGGCCTCACGGGCCTGCGCGCGCAGGTACGGCTTGGCCTTCAGCACGGCCTTGAGCGCGTCCTCGATGCCCGCGCCGTCCTCGCCGATCGCCGAGCGGTCGGCCAGAGCCAGCGCGTCCTCCGGGTCGGCGAACCCGAGCCGCGACGCCGCGACGAGGATCCGGGCGTCCAGCATCCGGCGCTCGGCCTCCTGGGCCCGCGCGCGGAGCTCCTCCGCCTCCCGCCGCAGCCGCTCCGTCTCGGACAGCTGGGCGTCCTCGATCGTTTTCAGCCTCGCGGCCAGCTCCTGCGCCTCACGACGCCGCGCGGCGGCCTCCCGCCGAGCCTGCGCCAGAGCCGCCTTCGCCGACTCCAGATCGTCGATCCCGCCGGCCGGCTCCCGGCCGGTCCCGGCGTCCGCGTCCACCCGGACGGGCTCGGCCTCCTGGGCCCGCGGCTCCGTCCCCGGAACGATGGTCTCGTCCTGCATCGGCGGTCCCCTGCGCCCGCCGCGAGGGGCCGTCAACCGTCCCCGCGGAAAAAGGCGGAAGGCCGGACCCGCCGGCCGTTCCGCGAAAGCCGGGCCCCACCGGGCCCTCGCAAGACCCCTGCGCGCGCCCGGCCGGACGGTCAACCGAGCATCGAGCGCAGCTCGCGGACCGTCCGCAGGCGCCGCTCGGGGCCCCAGTCCCGGCTGAAGACCCGCTTCACCATCGCCTTCAGCGGAACGCCGGCCTCGTAGAACCCCATCCGCGCCTCGCCGAGGATCGCCTCCTGGTCGGCCGGATCGAGCTCCGCGAACTTCTCCTCGCCCGTGCCCCGCCGCTCGATCCCCTCGAACACCGGAACCGCCACGCAGCGGCACTGCACGTGGGTTGCGAACGGCTCCTCCAGCCGGTGCACCGTGCCGTCCATCGCCCAGCAGATCGGACACGTGCGCGAGTCCCGCGCCGAGTGCCACTCCCAACCATCGACGACGTCCGCGTTGGCCCTGTAGTTCTCGAGCGCCGCCGAGCGGTGGCTGCGCAACGTCTCCGTCCTCAGAATCACGAGCGCGCGGTCCCGCAACCGACCCGTCCGGCCCAGCAGATCGGCCGCCACGCCATCCGGCGAGCCGCCCTCCAGCGCCGACTCGAGCTGCCTGGCCGCCGCCCTCGGATTCACCCCGCCTGCGACCGCAGCCTCGATCGCGTCGCGCCCGGCCCGGCCCGCCGCCTCGCCGAACTCGTCGAACAGCCTCCGCAGCGGCGATCCGTCGCCCAGCGTGCCGACGAGATTCGCCGTTGCCTCGACCGGCGGCCTGCTCCAGCGGATCCCGAGCCGCCCGGCGATCTCCTCACCCATCCACAGCGCCTCGTCCACCGCTCGCCGCTGCAGATCCACCGTGCCGGACTCCGCCGCCCGCGAGAACGCCTCCGCGGCCGCGCGGACGAACGCCAGCTGCTCGCCGTAGCGCTCGAGCGCCGCATGGCGCCAATTCTCCAGACTGGGCGCGGCTTCCAGCCCGCGCGCGATCTCCGCCATCCGCAGCAGCAGATGGCGCTCGAAGAGCGCGTACACCCTCAGGATCTCGCGGACGGCCTCGGTCTCGAGGGCGAACAGGCGCCGCTTGACCTCGTCGGCGACCTCGTAAACGCGGCCGGCTCGCACGCGCTAACCCTCCGGGCCGCGAACCAGCGTCCGGATCGCCAGATCGGCGGCCTGCCTGCGCTCCTCCTCCAGCTGGGCCTCGTTCTCCTCGATCTCGCGCTCGTCGTAGCCGAGCCTCCGCAGCCGGTTCCGGCGGCTCAGGCCGATCCGGCCCAGCGCCTCCACGTTCGCCAGCTCCTCGCTCTCCGCGCTGGGCGCCGCGCTCTGCCACACCGGCAGAACCTGCGACGGGTCGACGGAGAACCCGTCGATCGCCAGCGCCGCGGCCATGACCCGCGCCAGGCCCGCCGTCCACGCCGCGCGCCTGCGCCGGGTCTTGCCCTCCAGCGGGCCGAACAGCACCTTCAGCGCCACCCCGCTCTGCCCGCTGAACGTCCGGTCCACCTCCGCGAACGCGATCGGAGGCGTCTGGCTCACCGCGCAGATCGACTGCCGGATCGCCGCCAGATGCTCCTCGACGTCCGGCTGGCTGCCGGACCACTCCAGGAAGTACGCCCTGGCGCCCCGCGGGAGCTTGAGCACCGTGTTCAGGTCGCCGAAGTCCGCGACGCCGCTGACGCCCTCGATCACCGGCGTCGGCTTGGCGTAGTAGTCGACGATCCGCGTCTTCTTCCGCCGGACCCAGTCGTACTCGATCACCAGCTCGTGCACGCACTCGGCCTCGCCCTCACCGAACGAGCGGCCGAGGATCGCCCGGTTCGGCAGCCACGCGGCCGCCGACGGATCGATCTCCTCCGAGCGCACCCCGCCGTCCGGCAGCCCGTACTCGATCCGCAGGCCGGTCAGCACCGAGCAGTCGTCCGGCGCGAACGACGGCAGGCAGACCGACGGGTCGGGGAAGACGATCGCCGCGCCCCGCTCCGTCCTGCGCGCGAACGCCGCGAGGTCGCCGTACACCAGCGCCGTCTGCACCGCGCGCGCGAACGCCGCGTGCCCTCCGCTGCGGTCCCAGACGTCGACCGCCGCCTGCGTCAGCCGCTCCGTCTCCTCCGGCGTGTCGCCGATCGCCTGCCAGCCGGATTCCGGCCCCACGGTCCAGTCGGCCGCCACGTCGACGATCGGCCGGATCAGGTTGTGCTTCAGCCGCAGCGGCCGCCCGTCGGGCGCCGCGCCGTCCAGATGGCCGTAGTACAGGCGCAGGTTCGCGGCGTAGCGCGCGAGGCGCTCCCGGTCGGCGTCGGTCATCCGACCGTAGTCCACGAACGCCCTCCAGGCCGCGCCGAGCCGATCGAGGATTCCCGCCACACGCCGCCCTTGCGTCCGATCCCCCGGCCCGTCAACCGAGCCGCCACCTCGCCCACATCTCGTCGTCGCGGACGGCCGCGCCCGACTCCGCCAGCCGGTTGAACGCGGAGGCCGCCGCGTCGACCTGGTCGTCGTGACGGCCGAGCGGGAACTGCCGCAGCTCCTCGACGAATTCAGCGTTCCACGGCGCCGAAACCATCGCCACGTTTCCAGCGGCGACCTGGCTGGCCAGAGGCCCCGCGCGCACCGCCTTGTCGCCGGACTGCCGCTCGACCCGCACGTCGCGACCCGCCAGCAACCGGACGAAGTGAGCCGCCAGGCTCTTGCCCGCCGCGCCAGGATCCTGCGGCACAACCTGCAGAGTCTCCGGCCCGTCCGCCCACGCCGTGCGCCGCATCAGCGCGTCGCGCTCGCCGCTGTCCAGCCTCGCGCGCACGACGTCGACGACGTAGTAGGCGCCCGCCGCGTCGGGCCCGGCCATCAGCACCCCGACGGTCCAGTCGCCGGCCTTCGCCGTCGCCGCAACGTCCCACGCCCGCACCCGGGCCAAACCGCCCGGCGACGACTCCACCGTCCGCAGCCGCGACACTTGGAACAAAGCGCCCTCGCGCGGCGTGGGCCGCTGCTGGAACAGCGCCTGCCAGCTGTGGTCGCCGTCCAGCCGCCGCATCACCTCCCTGCGCCGCAGCAGCTCCTCGGCCGGCCACCGCTCGGGCCAGAGCGCCTCGCCCGGCGCGCGGCCCAGCGGATCATCGTGATCCTCGGCGATCGCCGGAAGCGATACGACCCTCCACCGCTCCGGCTCGCTCTCCACCATCCGCGCGCACACGTCGTCGTGGCGCCACCGCGTCGCCACGAGCACGATCGCCCCGCCAGGCTCGAGACGCGTGTACAGGTCGTCCGCGTACCAGTCCCACGCCCGCTCGCGGTGGGCCTCGCTCTCGGCGTCCTCGCGCGAGCGGATCGGGTCGTCGACGACGATCAGCCGGAAGCCCGTGCCGGTGGGCGGCGAGCCGACCCCGCGCGCCATCAGCAGGCCGCCCGAGTCCGTGTGCCACTCGTCGGCGGCCGCCGCCTCGTCGCTGATGCGCAAACCGACTTCGCGCGCCAGCGTCCGCGCCTTCCGGCTCAACCGGCGCGCGAAGCGCTCGTTGTATCCCGTCACGAGAACCTGCGCCGAAGGATCCGCGAGGAGCGCGTACACGCAGAACCGCACGCTGACTGTCTCGCTCTTGCCGTGCCTGGGCGGCATGTGGATGGCCAGGCGGTCCGTCTCGCCGGACCAGACCCTATCCAGCTCCGCGGCGATCAGTTTCAGATGGCGCGGGAAGCTCCAGCCTCTCGGAAGAGCCGTCGGAAGCCACGACGCGAAGTTCGGGATCGTCCTGCCCGAGCATGGCCGCCGCCGCCTCCACGATTCGAGCTCCGGCATCGGTTGCGACCCGCAGAAGAGCCGCGATCGCTTCAGCGCGGACAGGGTCGATTCGGTCCACATCGCCCGCCTCGATGCGCTCCAGGATCGAGCGCGGAGCCGCCGCCATCGCCACCATCAGCCGCTTCAGCTCCGACCGGAAATCCGCGGCGTCGGCCTCGCTCCGAAACTCCCGAGGCCGAGGAGGCGGATCCTCCGAAACCGGAGCGGACCGCTCCGTCCATTGCGCCGCACGCTCCGATTTCGGAGCGCGCCGGCCGGTGCGCAGCTCCGCGGCCCACCGCGCCACAGTGCCGGAGCCGACGCCGTACTTCCTCGCGACCTCCCGCTGCGTGGCGCCGCGCATCAGGTCGGCGACCGCCGCCGCCTTGAGCAGAGGGTCGTGCGCCAGCCGTCACCTCGCCTTCGCGCGGACCAGCGCGGCCACGACGTCGCCCGCCAGGTCGCCGATCCGCTTCAGCTTCGCGTCGAGCTCTGCCTTCTCCGCGTCCGTCAGCGGCGCCATCGCCAGGATCTCGGCCCGCTTGTGCGCCGGGATGGTGCAGAGGCGGTCCGCCTGTGCGTCGACGTCCACCACGCCGAGCCCGTCCGCGAGCCGGAACGCGGCCTTGAGCGCGCCGGCCAGGCTCGCGCCGTTGAAGACCTTCAGGAACTCCAGATTCATTCGTTGTTCTCCTTGCGCGCCTCGTGGCGCGCCATCGCCTCCGCCAGCCGGGCGATCGCGTCGCCCATCTGGCGGAGCAGAGCCGCCTGCTCGTCGAGCTGCCTGCTGAGACGGTTGGTGATCCACCACACGAGCAGCACGCTCAGGCCGGCGAACCCGGCCTTCTCCGCGAACTGCCCGAGGTCGCTCGGCGAGATCTGGGCCACCCAGATCCCCCAGAGCAGCGAATAGACGACCGGGAAGGGCGACGCGCTCATCGGGCCAGCTCCTCCACCGCGCGCAGCCGGATCGCCCTCATGTCGGTGAGCCGGCCCGGACAGCTCTTGCGGATCGGCTCCGGCACCAGACGCGACAGCCACACCTCCCGATGGCCGAGCACGCGGCTCGGATTGAGCAGAACCTCCTCGCGGATCCCGCGCCTGCGGGCGACGTCCGCGATCAGCCGAACCGCCGATTCGAGCTGCGCCGGAGTCGGAGGCGCCAGGTCGCCGTGGCCCGAGAGGCACACGTGCACGCTGTGGGCGTTGAAGCCGAGCACCCCGGCGCCCGGCCGCTCCTCCGGTCTGCCGGCCTCGACCCGGCCGTCCATCCGGACGACCCAGTGGTAGCCGACGTCGTCCCAGCCGCGCGCCAGGTGCCAGGCGCGGATCTCCGCGACGGAGGCGTCGTGCGGCCGCCCGTTCCTCGCGGCGGCCGCGGTGTGCACGACGACGTGGGTCACTCGACGCACGACAGCACCGCCTTCCGCCGGACGCGGACGACCACCCTGTGGACGGCCTGCTTGCTGACGCCGCGCTCGCGCGCGATCTCGCCGAGACTGAGGCCCTGCGCCAGGCGCCGGAGGGTCTCCATCTGGAGCGGCGTGCAGGCCCTGCCGAACTCCACGATCAGCCTCGGCTCGCGCGCGGCCGTCCGCTGCAGCGCGTCGGCGATCTGCTCGAACAGCGTCGGCTGGAGCCTGCGGCGCTGCGCGCGCTTGATGTCGATCAGCCGCCGGCGCACGAGCGTGCGGGCCCACTGGTGCCCGGACCTCCCGCGCTCGGGGTCGAACGACGCCAGGTTGGCGAGGATGTGCAGTCGCGCCTCCTGCACGAGGTCCTCGCGGTCGTAACCGGGAACGCGGAACTCGCCGACGACGGCGCGGATCGTCGGCTCCAACCGCGCGAGGGCCGCCTCGGCCGGGACCATGCCTCCCGCTGCGCCGGGGATCACCGACCGTCAACCCCCGCGCGGCGTTTCCGGCCCGCCCGGACTGGAGAGTCGGTTTTGGTCGGTTTAGTCGGTTTTGTCGGTTTTCCCCGGCGCTCTTCTATGCGCGTCTCCTTTGCAAAAACTCTTCGCGCGCGCGCGCGGAAGGAACGGATAAAACCGACAAAACCGACAAAACCGACTCCCTCGCAACAATTCGAACCTGGAAGGCGCGCGCTGGCGCAGTCGGTTTTGAGTCGGTTTTGTCGGTTTCGGCCCCCTAGAGCGCCGAAACCGGCTCGGCTGACCGAGTCGGTTTCGGAGGTGCGGACGGCCATGCCGATCAAGCCTGGGGCGCCTCGGAGAGCCTGTAGCGGACGGAGTTCCTCCTTCCCTCGCCGAGCTCGATGCGTTTGCCGGAATAGATCCGGCCGATTCGTTTCTGGATGGCCCGTCCGAGCCTGTTCTTCGCAGCCAGCTCGGAGCCTCCGCCATCGATCATCGCCTGCATCGCCTCGTCCTCCTTGGCGATCTCGAAGACGTCCGACGCGCGGACGAGCGAGCTTCCGTGCGCCTCCCACCAGCGCTCTACGAAGCCGCGCCAGGCCTCCTCCTCGCGGTCGCTGTGGGCGCGCAGCTCCTCCAGGTTGCCCAGGAACCCCGGCACCCCGCAGTGCTCGAGGATCCCGCCCATCGTCCGGGCCCAGTCCTCGAAGCTCCCGAGCCTGCGCCCCGTCCAGGGCGCCCGCCCGGCCTCCAGCCAGGAGCGGACGATCCTGGCGACCGCGGACACGACGCGAGCGCGGTTGGCGAGGATCCAGCCGACGAGGTCGTCGTGGCGGAAGCCGTCGCGCTCCTCGGGCCGCTCCACCCGGGCGTCCAGCCGGATCCACACGGTTCTGCGCACGATGTCGCGCGAGAGCTCGACGTTGTTTCCGGTGGCGGCCCAGACGCAGCGCACCGGCAGGTCGACGGTGGACAGGCTGCCGAGCACGCGGTCCGTCCACACGTCGGACGTGAGGATCCCGGCGAGGGTCTCCGAGTCCAGCCTCCGGCTGAGGTTGTCGAGGAACACGTAGCCCCGGCCCTCGCGCAGGGCGGAGGCGAGCCGCTTGCGCCACTCCTCCTCGTCCCGCGTGCCTCCGGTGGCCTTGACGGACGCTCCCTGGGACGGCGCGAGGCAGGCCTTCACCAGCAGGCTCTTGCCCGTGCCCTGCACCGGGGCGTCCACGAGGTGCAGCGGGGTCGAGCCGCGCACGGCCGGCCGGACGAACGGGAGAAGGAGCAGGGCGAGCGCGTGGGCGCGGTCGGCGTCCCCGGCGAACGGGAAGTCGCCGAGCACCTCGCCCAGGATCCACTCCGCCGCCTCGCGCGCCCCGCCCTCGAACTCCGGCACCGGCTCGCTCCAGGCGCAGAACGTCCTCGAGTCCGGGTCGTAACCCCCGCCCGTTCGGAACGATCCGCCCGGCCCGACCACGGGCGCCATGGACACGCCGGCCAGCGGGGGCAGGCCCGGCCAGGCGCCGAGCGCGAACAGGTCCTCCGCGACGTCCTTTGGCGGGTTCACCGAGACCGGTCCGTCCTTCGTCGCGCGCACCCAGTCCGCGGCTCTGGCGAGCATCCCGCGGATGGCGGGCAGGGTGGCCGGCTCGATCCGCGCGGAGCCGTGCTCGTCGAACGTCACGCGCACGACCTCGCCGGACCTGGCGAACAGCGTCGGCGGGTCGTTGGCCGCGAGGAGCGCGGCCAGCGCCTCTTGCGACAGGTCCCGGAGCTGCCGGTTCGAGCACACGATCACCGGACGCCCGTCCGCCCCGGCCTCCGTGTCGCCGTTCGCCGCGGGAACGGAGCCCGTCGGCCGCGAGCCGTACCCTCGCGCCGCGAGAGCGCGGGCGCACGAGGCGAAGTCGCCGCCGTGCTCCAGCCACGCCAGCAGCCCGAACTTCGTGAGCGCTCTTCCGGCGGGGACGCCGGCGTTGGTCGACCAGCAGTAGAAACGGTCTCCGGCGGACCCGGGGCCGGTCTTGGCGCTCCAGCCGTCCGGCTTTCCGGGCCGGCGCCAGAGCGTCTGGCCGGCCCAGCGCCCGACCTTGCGCCATCCGCGCGGCTCGAGGATCTCCTCCCAGGAGACCCGCTCGGCCAGCTCGTCTCCGGGGCGGCCGCCGGCCGGCGGCGCCGGGCGGGCGTCGGCGCGCTCGGGCTCCGGCTCGCGGCGGTCCAGCAGCCGCGCCGCGGCGATCAGCAGGTCGCGCTCCGCGCCGGTGAGCGTCGGGATCGAGTGCTCGTCGCCGCGCTCCCACTCGTAGCCGGGCGTCGGCGGGCAGACCACGAACCCGCCTTGGCCGCGCGTCTCGATGGTCGCCCGCCCGTCGGGCAGGCAGGCCAGCTTCTGGTTGCGGCCGGGTTCGGGGCACCGGTACGGCACGTGGCGCCCGCCGCTCGGCGTGCGGACGACGCATAGCCGGTCCGCCAGCCCCGGCGCGTGCTCGCGCACGATCTCCAGCCACGGCCCCCAGGCCGGCGGTTCGGAGGAGGCCGGCTTGTCGGGCACGTCGAAGTCCAGGACCTCGATCCCGCCGCTCGCCTCGCCGCACACGTAGCCCACGCCGCCCGAGAAGTCCCACTGGGCGGCCTCCGCGGCCGTCGGCGGACGGAGCTGGTACTCGGTCCACCGCACGGTCGGGCGCTTGGTGCGCGGGCAGACGGGAACGACGGCCAGTCCGGCGAACACGAGGTCGGTCACGCCCACCGCTCGACCTCCACCGGCTCCGGCTCGCCGCGGACGAACACGGCGTAGAGGAAGCGCATGCCGAGCTTGGCGGCCCGCTCG